CCGAGGCAGCACGTCTAGTTATGGGTTCAATCGAACTGGACCCGGCATCGTGTGCTGCAGCCAATCAAATCGTTAAAGCTGATCGCTACTACACCAAAGAACAAAATGGACTCGATCAGGATTGGCAAGCACGTACTCTGTGGCTGAACCCCCCTTATGGTCGCACAGCCAAAATGCAAGCCACACGTAAGAGTACCATAGGTTTATTCATCGAGAAGTTACTCCAGTCGTATGAGCAAGGCAAAGTTCATCAGGCTATAGCCCTGGTAACCACTGAAGTCAATGCTAAATGGTTTTATCCTCTCTGGCAATTCCCTATCTGTATTCCAGACCACCGGGTTACTTTCCTGGTGCCACATAAAACAGCCAATAACTATAAACAGATGTTTGGCACCTGTTTTGTTTATCTCGGTCCTAATACACAACGATTCATCGAGGTCTTTTCACAGTTTGGCGTAGTTGTTGAACACGTCAGCCCTATAAAACAAACATACTCCACACTCAAAATGTGGGATGTCACTATAAATTCTACGGAAGAAGTGGGCGGTGCTGCATGAGTATCAAAGACGAGAAAGTTGATAACGAGAGTTATTCCAAAAACTTCACCCGCGTTCCCAACATCCTATTTATCGCTTATTGCGATCTTACCAAAGAGGAGAAATACCTCTATAGCGATCTTCGTCGCATTTATTGGGATATGAAACCACGCTTTGTTTCCCTGAGAGAACTAAGTGGGCAGACCAGATACTCTGTCAGCGCACTAAGTAAGATGCTGCCACGTCTCCACGATGCAGGTCTTGTCCATGCAGAGATACAAAGAGAAAAAGCGAGGAACGGGCGGGAAAAAGGTATGCCCAAATATCACATTACAATTATTGATATTTGGGAGATTAACAGGCTCTTCTTTTCTTGTTCACAAAAAGAACAAGTTGAGCTTGCAAAGGTTCCTAGCGCTCAACTTGTTCACGAAATAGAACAAACTTGTTCACGAAACAATACAAGCTTGTTCACGAAAAATGACAAGCCTGATACGTTTGGTGAACAAGATCAAGCACAAGTTGAGCGTGCTAAAGATATTAATAAAGATACTTCTAAAGATACTCTTAAAGAAAGTAATATGTCGTCTAGCGACGACGCGCCCTCTCATCAATCTGAAAAAGAAAAAAAGCTTGAAAGAGAAGTAGCAGATCTCAGAGCACAGATTGCTCACATCCTACAAGCAACTGATATACCACCATTATCATCCGACCCAGGTGGCTCTATAACCACTCAGCCAGAACAGACACCCCCTGGCACTCCCTTGACGCCAGCCGGGGAAAACCATCTTGACGCCACCGGCACTATGGTCCCTAATCACAATGCCATTCCTGAGCCTCCGGCACGTGCAACAGATAGCCTTACTCAAGAAACCCATGCAGTTGACGGTCACAAAAATAAAGCGTCAGAAAACGCGTTACACAGCCAAGAAATGCCATCGAGCACACAAGCCGTTGACGAATCGAATCGACAAGCGACTGAGCAGCCACAACAGCAAGCAAGTGCTGTTTCTCCTATAGCCACCGAGACTACAAAAAAACCGGGTAAGTCTGCAGGTGGTCGTGGAAAAGGGAAGGGTAAGGAGAAAGTGACGCAGGCACCTCTCATCGAAGAAGATGAGCCAGAAGCAACGCCTCCACAGGAACCGCCGGTAGAGATGAAGTGGGGAACGAGAAAATGCTTGTTGCTCTTTGACTTCTGGCGCGGTGCTCCCCTGTTGACCGATTTCAAATTGATGCAGGCCAGCAAATGTGCAAAGCCATTGGCATCTTACTACACTGAGGATGAGGTAAGGCTTGGGAAGAAACGCATGGACGCAGACGACTACTACAAAAAGCGTGGCAGCGTTGACATCATGGATGTTGCCAATAATATCCAGCGATATGTGAAAAAGAAGTCGCATTTGAGAGTGGTGAGCACAAATACTACTGTGCAAGCGGAAAGACCGATAGCGTCAACCGAAGGTAGCCAGTACATTGTTGATGAGATAGAAGATGCTGCGTTAGCAAGTATAGCCGCAATGGGGGAATAACATGGTCATACGGCAAGAAAGCAAACGTCTGGTAGAGAAGCAGATACCCAACGACCCAATAGCTGAAATTCGCGTCCTGGGCAGTATTCTTCTCCATCCACAATCACTAGAGAAGATTGATTTCTTAAAGCCTGAAGATTTCTACCAGGACAGACACCGGGCCATTTTTGAGGTTATTCTTGATCTCCATGTGCACCATAAACCAATCGGGAATGTGGAAGTGCAACAAGAGATGGACCGAGCTGGACGCCTTGAAGTGTTAGGAGATGATCCGTTCTATCCACTGGAATTACCAGATCAAGGCGTTTTTGACCCCACAGAGCATGCGCAGACGTTGAGAGAACTTTCCATTTGCCGGGCTATTGCCTTTGGGGTGACGAAGCCAACTGAACTGGCCTTTGATGGGAAGGCGGAGCAGGCTATTGAGTCACTGGAACAATTAGCCTATCAGTTACATGTAAGTGAGCAACGCTCCGAACCTGTAGCGGTGAGTGATATCTCACAAGGTTTCATCGATACGCTGACCCGATTATGTGAGATGCGGAGTAACAATCAGGTTATTGGTGTAGGCACAGGTTTCATTGATTTAGACCGCCTTACCGGCGGACTCCAAAAATCTGATTTAATCATCCTGGCTGCCCGGCCTGCCATTGGCAAGACGGCATTTTCACTGAGCCTTGCCAGGAATGCGGCAGCAAAGTATGGTCACGGCGTCGCAATCTTTAGCCTGGAGATGAGTCGAGAACAATTATTCCAGCGACTTGTAGCGATGGAGGCCGGTATTGATCAACAACGCCTGCGGACTGGATGGATCGATGACGAAGATTGGGAGCAGATTGTTGGGGCCATAGACCGTATCAACAAGATGGACATTTATATTGATGACTCATCAGATATTACTCCTGATCAAGTACGTAGCAAGATTCGTCGACTGCGTGCCAGTGGTGTCACTATCGGTTTGGTAGTTATTGACTACCTGCAACTCATGTCTCTTCCCGGCAAAAATGGCAAACAGGAGAATAGAGTACAGGAAGTTTCCGAGATCAGCCGGAAGTTGAAGGGTGTAGCACGTGAGCTAGATATGCCTGTCATGGCCCTTTCACAGTTATCACGTGCAGTAGAGTCAAGGCAATGCAAGATACCGCAATTGTCTGATTTAAGAGAAAGTGGTAGTATTGAGCAAGATAGCGACATAGTGATGTTCTTATATCGGGACGACGTGTACAATCCTGAGTCAGAGCGTCCAAACATTGCTGATGTCATTGTGGCAAAACACCGTAACGGACCTGTAGGGCAGGTTTCACTCTACTTCAATAAGAGTTACACTCGCTTTGATACGCTTACCGTGAGTGCACCTGTAGAAACAGAGGAGGGGGAATAATGGGAGATTTAGTAAAAGTTGGACAACGTTTGCTGCCGCCGATGGAAAGAAAACCGGATACCTGGATTTGTCCTGTCTGCGGTCCTGTTGAGCCATTATTGCTTCCGAATGGCCGCTATATTGAGCGGACCTGTGCCTGTCAGCGCAAAGCAAAGAGAGAGGCAGCGGAGAAAGCCGAGCGGCAAGAGAAGCTGCAAGCGATGGCTGAGAGGACATATGGCGGCTGGCTTGGAAAAGAATGGATTGAGCCTCATGTGTGCCAAGAGTTAGCGGCGCGCCGGTTTGAGCAGTATGACCCGGAGCGTAAAGAATATTATCAGCGTCTTATGGTCATCTATAACAAAGAAACGGATATAGCCAGAAAAGAGGCTCGCAAGAAAGAAGTAGAGGATTTGGTGGCAGCCCGCAAAACGTGGCGCAATGCTTTAGAGAAAGCTAGGGCGTTTGCGGAGAATCCTCAAGGTGTACTGCTACTTTATGGGGGTAGCGGACTAGGAAAGACACACTTGCTGACTTCTATTGGCAACGCATTGCGTATGCGACCCGTTCCAGTATCGTCTTTGTTTGTAACGGCCCCTAAGTTCTTCATGGCTTTTTACGACAAAATGAACCATGACCACGATGAGTGGAATTTGGTGATGCAGGCCATTTCAACACCTCTCCTGATTATTGATGACCTTGATAAAGCCAGCGCAAGACCTTTTAAGCAAGAAGTTTTCTTCCAGATTATTGATGATCGTATTACGGCCCGGCGTCCCATCGGCATCAGCACGAACAATATGGAGGGATTGGCCTCCTACATTGGCGATCATGCCTATTCGCGTTTGATGGATGGATGCATCCCGGTGAAAGTTTCTGGTAAGGATTATCGTAGCACAAAGGTTGTTCGTTAAAGGAGAAATAACCGTGTGGAATAAAGATATACCGAAATGGTTAGAGAACATGAACTACGTATGTCTTTACGTTGCGTTGTCATCTGACAAGTGGAAGAAGTGCGGACCTGGCAAAGAGAAATGGTTGAGTGACCTGGACAAGTTAACTGGTGAGCAACGGGTAGCATTGGAAGAGAGAATCGAGCGATGGGAGCGGAGAGTAGCATCATGACACAATCACTCATCGAGGGCGATTCACACATTGCTCGCACTTTGTCA